GATTAGCCAGTCCACTTTTCTGGCTTGCAAGAATTTGTGGATGCCAAACCCAAGGCAGGGAAGGCCACCTCTCAGGACTAGGGCTGTTAGATGGTCAGACATCCAGCAGATCCTGCCACATCTTCCACACCCCATCCAGCAGCTGATTCACCTGCACTGGCTGACTGCAGCCAGACCAAATGAGATTGTCAGGCTGAATGTCAGAGAACTGGAACAGGTCAGACCTGACCTGACCCTGTGGCATCTGTCTCAGCACAAGGGATCCTGGAGGGGGGAAGAAAGAACCTTATTTCTAGGGCAGGCAGCTATGTCTATTTTGGATCAAATGGTGCCATCCACAAATGGATACTATTTTCCCAGTGCCAAAAATAAGCTGGGATTTCTGGCTAGGCTGAGCTACCAGCGAATAGTGAAAAGGTGTACAGTAAGTTTATTAAAGAATGGAATCATAAAAACCCTTCCTGAATGGACCATCAGAGGAATTAGGGCTGGCAGGGCCAGACAGATCCAGCAGTCCCATGGGCTGGAAGCTGCCAGGGTGCTGTTAGGTCACACCCACCAGTCCATGACACACCACTATGTCGGGCAATCTGACCCACCAGATGCCCTGCTGGACGCATTGAACACCAACTGATTAATCACCCATAGAAAGGATGCACATCATGTCTCAGGAAGAACCTATCAGGATCCATCAGGAAGAAAGTTTGGCCAAGGATGGCCCAGTTAAAAAATTAAAACGCAAATGGCCTAAGCATTGGAAGAAATTTACAGAACTGGAATTGCTTGTCATCCAGACTTTAAAGGGTGACATCCTTACCAGTCAGGGCTTGGCCAACAGATTGACCATTGAAAATTCATCATCATTCAGGTCCAAGCTGGCTGATCTTGTCGAAAGAATGATCCTGATCAAAACCAGAAATGGATATCAGATAAACAAGTGACCCATGAACATTCTGAATCAGTTTGCCGAAATGAAACCTAAATCAAAAATCATGTTTAGGGATGCTGTCAAAGAACATTTGAGGGCAGAACTGCAAAGGATTCAGCAGCTTCAAAAGGAACTTGATTATAAGATCGAAAGAGCAAAACTTTCGGAATTCATCCTGTCAATTTTAGACAGCTAATAGTCAACCATTTGTCAGACAGATGAAATCATTTGTCTGGCAAACTGCAAACTGACAAAAACAAACATTAAAGATAGTCTATGTGAATGGAGGTTACATTCACATGGCAAGGATAAGCAAGCCAATGCAAAAACTGTTGGCTGATTTGATGCTCAAGGTCTTTGAGTATTCAAGCCAGCTACATCCTGACAACACATTTAGGGAGCAAAGAACCCTGGAAAGGAAGATCAACAGACACTTAGAGACCATAGCAGAATACATGGCAGTCATTCATGAAGAAGGACTAAACGATCTAGATGAGGAGGACAGCAAGGATGTTGGTACTGAAACGAAAACCTGATGAGGGAGTGGTGATCTGGAATGAACAACAACCAGAAAGCCAGTTAAAAGTTTCATTCAGAAAACTACCGGATGGGACTTACCAGATGCAGTTTGAAGGGCCAAGATGTTTCAAAATTTATAGAGAGGAAATGGTGAACAGTGACAGCTTTGAAGACAAGAAATGAAAAGATCCAGACAGATGCCGTGCTGGTACAGGGTGACCTGAGCAGCATGAACAATGACCAAAGGTCAGCATACTATCTCAAAGTTTGCGAAAGCTTGGGACTGAATCCACACACCCAGCCTTTTGAATTTATTTATTTGAGTGGTCAACTGAAACTGTATGCCACCAGGGCATGTTCAGACCAGTTAAGAAAGATTCATGGTGTATCCATCACGATACACAGCAGGGAACTGGTGGAGGATATCTATACAGTGGTTGCCAGGGCTGAGGACATGACTGGCAGAACTGATGAAGCCAGTGGTGTTGTATCGGTTAAAGGACTTTCTGGTGAAGCCAGGGCCAACCAGCTAATGAAGGCCGAAACCAAGGCTAAAAGGCGGGTAACACTGTCCATTTGCGGTCTTGGATGGCTGGATGAAACTGAGGTAGAAACTGTGACACAGTCTGCCAAGGTCACACAGCCACCAGTGCATGTGCAAGCACTGCCAGCACCACTGCAAAGTGACAAAAAGTTAAGCACCTTCAGAGAACTTTGCCTGGCAGTGGAACAAACTTTCCCTGGAACTATGCAGCGGATGTTGAGCCATTACAAGGTGGATTCTGTGGAAGCCTTGGTAGGCAAGCAGCTTGATGAAGCCACCAGCAACCTTAAAAGGAAACTGGAGGCCAGCAAGTGAGCATATTAGATCTTCATCATGGATCACAAATCCTTGAACTGTGGGCAGACAAGGCCATGGATCAATTTGGGGAACTGGATCCAGAACTGGATAAGCTCTTACAGGAACTGGAAGGCAAGATAGAGGACAAGGTTGAAGCTTATTGCAGGATCATCAGGGAGCTGGAACTGACATCCAAGTCAAGGGCTGAGGAATCATCAAGGATCAAGGAACTGTCAGACAGGGATGCCAGTGCAGCCAGACAAATGAAGAATCGCTTGCAGTATTTCTTCAGCCTTCAGAATGTCAAAAAACTGGAAACCAAGTCTTTTAGGGTGTCAGTCTGTGCGAATGGAGGACACCAGCCACTTGAAGTTACTATCCAGCCTGAGGATCTGCCACAGCAGTTTCAAAAGGTCACAGTTACAGCTAACACGGACGCCATCAGGGAAGCATTGGCCATGGGCACCAATCTGGATGGATGCAAACTACTGCCCAGGGGTGAACATTTAAGGATTAAGTAAGGAAGGATTCACACATGACATGGACTTTAGATCAACAGATAGACCTGAAAACAAAACTACCAACCAAGGCTGAGGATTTGCCAGAGGGCACCCATGCAGGACAGGTGGTCAAGGCTGGCATCAGGAACATTGAAACCAAGAATGGACCAGCCACCATTTTTGAAATCACCATGGATGTGAATGGCAACATGCATTCCATCACCTACTGGCTGACCTCAGAACCCAATCTTAGAAGGTGCCTGACAGGATTGAAAAGGCTTGGTTTTGAGGTTGACCAATGGGGTCCAGCCCATGGAAGACCATACACCCAGGAACTGGATGGTGCTGCCCATAAGCTGGTTGGTTCCACCCTGACAGTCAAGAGGGAAACGAGTCAGAGAGGCTATCCAACTATTGCCCTTGAATCACTGGAGGAACCTGAGCAGCAGGTGAATCCCACAAGTTCTGACGCGGATCTGCCATTTTAACTCAGTGGCAGATATTGAAGGGACGGGTGGTAGATCGTTTCTGCCACCCGAAATTTAAGGGGGGATGAAATGGATGTCATCACACTAAAGAACACTGAATTTCCTAAGAATTTTAAACCAAGTGTGGATCATGAAAAGTGCATATCACTGCTGGAACATTTGGTGACAGAACCAATCAGAAAGATGAAAACTAAGGTCAAGCACATGGCGACCACTTTGAGGGATGGCCATGTTAGCTTTGACTTTCACCTGGAAGTAGATGGTGGGCCATTGGATGGCTTGCACATATTAGAACCATTCATCATTAAAACAGAACTGGATCTAAAGGCTTGGTTACAGCAGATGTCATGCCTTGGATGCAGGGTGTGGAACTGGGGTTATGGTCAGAAATTAACCTATCTGGAAGGCTGGGATGTGGCATCAGGTCACCTGCTTGGATCAAAGCTTGTGGCATTTGAAGTGCCTGATGGTTTTGTTTTATTCAGTGCGGAAAATGTCTTGTGGACTGCAGCTTGCAGTGAATGTGGAAGATCCAGCCCTGATTGCTGGTCCAGTAAAGAACTGGAAAAGTGGCTGGATGATTTTAAATGGATTGCATTTCCAGAAGGCAAGGAAGTCCTGCACTACTGCAGAAAATGCACCAAAAGAATCCTTAAATTTTAATTCCAAACCATCTAGGGTAAGTGCCCTGAGGCCGTGTAGCGTGCGGGCTGAAGGGCACATCCCTCTGGAACATCACATGAAACAACTGGAATACTTTTTTGCCAGATGCCTAAGCCTGGCAACAGTAAGAGCTGAACACTATGGGCATCCATCAGTAAATCTAAAACGCATTGCAGACATTTGGTCTGTCTATCTGCAGAAAAAAATCAGACCTGAGGATGTAGCGATTTTAATGTGCTGTCTGAAAGTGGCCAGGCTTGCTGAAGGGTGGCACCAGGACAGCATTGATGATGCAGCGACCTATCTGGGATTAGCAGATTTAGTCAGGGATGAAAATCATGAGCCTAAAAACAGTAAATAGATCCACCCCATGCCCGATCTGTGGGAAGCCTGACCAGTGCAGCCAGTCTGGTGATGGTCTGGTGTGCTGTTATCGTGTTTCAGATCCTGTGGATGGATGGTGGATTCAAAAAAGATCGACCAGCAAGGATGGCAGGGTATATACATTGTATATCCAGCAGGGACAGGTGCAGGAAATGCCAGCCAGTGATGGCAGACCTGTAACCAGCAAGCTGTTTGCCAGTGTCTATCAGTTTATCATGGCTAATTTTCCTTGTGAACTTGAGGAACAAAAACACCTTGCCAAAAGGTGGTTCAA